CTGATGATTGGCTGGGTATTTACCCCATGGCGGAAGTTCGTTGCATTCCGTGACCATCGGGTCACGGCAGAGTTCATGCGACAAACTGCCAAGGAGTTCGAGGAAGAATACAAGAAGGCGATCCGCAATCCTCCCAAGACCGGACGCATGTATCGCCGTCGTGGTAAGATGCATCAGGCATCAAGGCCGTTGTCAGAATACCCGGCAAATGATACTGGCAGGCTACAAAATTCCGCCAAGGGGCAGAGCACCGCCACAAGCGCGACCGTTGGCACGACAATGTTTTACGGGAAGTTCTTGCGAGAAGGAACTCGCAGAATGGCCCGACGTAAAATGAGTGACAATATCGTCAAGGCGAACACGCCTCGGGCGCTGGCAAGACTGAGAGGCTGGATTGTCTGGAAAAGGTAAATCACCGACCATCGAAGCGCTGGTTGCGGACATTACGCCTTTCCTTGAAGAATTCGAAGGCAGGGTTATGTCTGTCTCCGAAATGGAAGTCACTCGCACCAACACTCCAAAATTCCCGGTCGCGATGTTCGCGCTCCAGGACATAACCTTCAATCACGCCGAAAAAGGCAACAAGCCCCCAGAGGCAGTTGAGACTATCATTGGTGAGTTCTGGTTCTCCTCTCGCAAGAAGGTTGTCACCAAAAACAAGGAGGAGCCATTCTGGGATTTCTACAACTACGAGCCTCTTTTGCAGGCTGTAGTTGATTTCATCATGGGATGGCGCAGCCCGCGCAACAGTAGGTTGAAAATGGTCAGGATGGACCTCGAGAGTGACGAACTTGCTGTCATGATCAGCTTCACTTTCACCCATACCTACGATCTTTGCCCCACCCCGGAAGACCCCTTGGGGGAGGCAAAGATTGTCAGCCGCATAAGCATCCCGACAGGTTGTGAACCGTAATCAAAGAAAGTGGAGAAAGTGCTGTGCAAAAAATTTCTGTGAAAGCAGTTCCGGGTCGAGTGGCCTTTACAGCGGCGCGAGGCGGCGCTAGGATACCCTCTGACAAATACGTCGAGGTTGACCACACGCCATGGATTGATCGGCTCCTGAATGTTCATCAGGACATCACCGAGGAAAAGCCTCAGAAGAAACAAACGCAGAAGACCACCGACGGTCCGAAGCTTGACTAAGAAGGAACCGAATACATGGCTCAGGACGCCCTCTCGAACGGTTTCGTTCGTCTTTGCATCGACCCGTCGCTGAATTTCTTCGACGGGTCGTGCCGCATTCTCGCGATCGGACAGGCCCTCGACGGTCCGACGGAAGCCTTGATACCGAATGTCATCGCTACGGTCAACAGCGAACGAGACCTGGAAGAAATGTTCGGCGTTGGCTCCATCATGACGGAAGCACTCCGGGTCGTCATGTGTGCCTGCCCCTCCAGCATCGAAGTATCTGCCCTGCCGCTGGCTGACCCCGCTGGGGGCGTCGCTGCCCTTTACACGATGACCATCACCGGACCGGCCACGAGCGACGGACGCTTTACGCTCTTCCTCGGGAACGATACGTACAACATCGACGTTCCGGTTTCGGAGGGTGAAACGGCTGCTGCAATCGCGACCAAGGTTGCCGCCGCTGTTTCGATCGACTTCCCTTACGACGCTGCCGCCGTCGACGCTACGGTGACATTTACCGCTAAGAACGCGGGCACGATCGGGAATTACCTCAACCCGGTCTACAATTGGGCCGGTCGTCGCAACTACGCTCCGGCTGGTGTCACGGTAGCAACCGTCCTGACCACTCCGGGCGCGGGTGCGCCGGTTGTTCCGAACCTGATCAATCTGACCGGGGAATGCTGCTTTGACGTCGTCGTGTATCTCGGCGACGACGAGGCTGGCAAGGAGGCGGTCAATACTTACCTCCAGGATGCATGGTCCTGTGACAAGCCGCAGTGCTTTGGTCACGGATATGTCTTCGATGCCGGTACGCTGGGAGAGGTTCTGGCGTCTGGCAACAATGCGGCGACCCTCAGCCGTCTGGCATACGCGGAAGACAGCTTCGACTTCCCGTACCTGACGCTGGCGAACTATGCGGCGCTTTCCGCATGCATCGCATGCACCAATCCGGAAACATCGGTGCAGGGTCCGGAGAACGGCCTGCTTTCGTGCGTCGCCCTGCCGCAGTCCTGCTCCTCCCCGTGGACGTTTGACGAGCGCCTGCAACTCCAGGAAATGGGTTTTGTGACCTACGGTCCTTCCGGTTTTGGGGCCGGAGAACTGACCAATCCGCTCATCTACAACGACGTCACGAACTACCTCTACGACGACCTTGGTCGTGCCAATGTCACCTTCCGCGACACGAACAGCCGTCGGCTTGCTGCAGAGACGGCGCTCTCGATCGCCGAACAGTTGCAGACCTACAACGGCCTGTCACTGTTCACCCGCACGACCAAAATCCAGGAAGGCGTGAAGGGGACCAATCTCCGGCTCATGCTGGCGGATATTCGCACTTGGGCAAAGTCGAATATCGGAACATTGTTCTCGGAGTTCGAGAATATCGACACTGATATCCGACTTCGCTCTGACGCGGAAGTCGCGGCCAAGTGCCGGGGCAATCCGGGCCTCATCCATCTGGATTTCCGCTACTATCCGCCGGTTCGGATCGGTCAGATCAGGACCAACCTTCAACCGAAACTCTTGGACAACTGCGATCGTTAATCGCATAACGTGAGGATATCAACATGTCTTGCGACAATATCGTAGGGGTCAAGAATATCCTCCTGACTTTCCGTGATTGCAATACGGATCAGACCTTTGGTCCGTATTCTCACGAACTGTCGACGGAGGAACTGCCGACCTGGAAGCTGTGCCCCTATACCAACGAAGCGCTTGCTGGCGGGTATGTGCGCCGCACGAGCACGAATGCGGGCGTTACGCTCAATGTCATTCGTGATCGTCGCATCCCGCTTTCGTTCTATCAGGGCTGCGCGGCGATCGACATTCAGGTCGAATACGAAAATGGTCTCGTCTATACCGGCAAGGGCGGGACCGTGACTGGCGACGAACAGTCTGATGCTCACGGCGTCCCGATGACGCTGACGTATCGGACCCTCGACGAACTTCTCCCTGAAGGGGCTCTCGTCGCCGCATAAGAGCTAGGGGCGCTCCTTAATGCCGAAAGGGACGCTTCTCCTGGACCCGCCGTTACGTGCCGTGGCGGCGGGTCCGGTTGTTTGAACACGGCACATAACGGCACAAGGACAACCAAATGGAAACTCTCGTAGTCAACAACCCTCCGGTAATCATCGGAGACAAGCAGATTGCCGAGTTCAATGTTAAGCCGATCAACCTTACGGCTTTCACGAAATTGGCAGAAGAGACCAACAACATCGGCGCGGCAGACAACAAGGAATGGCAGCTTCACAATAAGCGCCTTCGCATGAAATATCAGATCAGCGCGATCGCCACTGATGGCAGCGCGGTCAAGCTCGACGACCTTTCTATCACGCAGCTTCCCCGTACCTATGGCGTCAAGCTCTCCAATATGTTGAGCGAAGGCCAAGGCACTCCGGGAGAGATTATCAGCGGCGAGAATGATGGTGTTTCGGCCCCAATCCTGTATCGCTTGGGGACCCCAATCAAGATGCAGCAGAACGGTGACGAGATCGCTATTACCGAGCTTGAGTTCCAGGCTTCGACTTTCGGGCAGATCGAAGATGTTCTGGCAGAAACCAATCCGTTGAGCCAGACGGTATCGATGCTATCTTCGATCGCCAAGCCGGTTGGTATGGAAACTCTGCAGGCGTTGCCTTCGTGGGCACTTGACAAAGTCACCATGGCGGACGGCTTCACCATTTCTGAAAAAGTGCTGCCGCGTTTTTTAGAATAGGGCGCAAGACTGTTGCGGCTGTGGAGGAATATCGCTTCTACTCGGCCAACAGCGACAATCTGAGCGAACTGACAATAAAGAAGTTGGCTCTCCGCATGCAGCACTTTAACGAGATAAGCAGGCGGGATATAAAGTTCAGAGCGGCATTGGCTGGCGCAAAGATGAAGTGAGGGCAGGGTGGCAGACTATACCGAAAAGGCTACACTGCTCCTTATAGATCGTAGCACCACGACGGCCAACAAAATCAATGCCGCTTTGCGTCGCATGCGGAAGGAAGCCAACTTGACGGCGGCTGCCTTCAACAAGCTCGGCGGCACCAAGCGTTCGGCCAATAACATTTCTGCTCTAGCCAAGTCGGTAAACGAACTGGCTAGAGCTTCCTCCAAGCTGAAGAAGATCGACCTCAACGTGCGCCTTCGCGGTGCGGCGGTGAAGGACGTTCGTGCCATGGCCCGCGCCTTGGCTATGTATAAGTCATCAGCCAAGGGCGTCAACACTATCCTCGGCGTCGGAGGTCGCAACAGCAATTTCAAAAACCTTGACGCGCTGGTAGCCAAGCTGGCCAAGGTAGCCCGCAGCGCCAGCCTTGCCGCCAATCAGATGGCTCGTCTAAAAGCGAACATTCCGACCGGGCGCATGGGCGGCGGTAATTTCGGAGTTGGTCGTAACGGGAATTACATGTTCCCGCGCAACATCGGTCTAGAAATACAGCCTCTGAAATCTTTCTGGCGTTCTGCAGTCGTCTCCTTGGGGCACACTATCTTCAACTCTATCCGCAACGCATTTGCGGAAGGGGTAAAGGGATTTGACGTTGCCGCCAACAAGATGGCGCAACAGCGACTTACGGCGGAGCAAAGGCAGCAATTCGAGAGGGTCGCATTCGAGGGTGGACAGCGGTTCCCGGCTTTCCGACCAGACCAGAGGATGGACCTCTATTCTGAAATTTCGACCAACTTTGAAAACCCCACTGATGCTCTCAGTTATGATCGATATCTGGAGCGAGCAATTGCGGTTTCCATTCAGCAAGGTCAGTCTGTAGAAGAGGCGATCACTGGCCTAGCGGCGCTGTTCCGAGGCTTGGGGCAGGCGGGCAAACTT